ACACCGACGACATCGAGAACGTCCGCAGAGAACGGCTGTCACTGCTCGAAGGGGCTGATCTTCCGCTGCCGGGGCTGTCGGTATCCGATGGCGAGCTGACCTACGGAGGACACAAATGGGACGGCATGAGCGGTGCTGAGCAGCTGGTAGTTGCGACGTCGATCGTCCGCAGACTCAATCCCGAGTGCGGCTTTGTACTGCTTGACAAGCTGGAGCAGATGGACGCGGACACCCTCGCAGAGTTCGGCAAATGGCTGGAGGCGGAGGGCTTGCAGGCCATTGCTACCCGGGTATCTACCGGAGATGAATGCAGTATCATCATCGAGGACGGCATGAGCCGGGAACCTCGTGAGCAGACAACCAACAAGACATGGAAAGCAGGTGCATTTTAATGTTTGAGATAACAAAAGGCAGGATAGACGGAGCGCAGAAGGTGGTCATCTACGGTCCTGAGGGAGTGGGCAAGTCCACCCTTGCGGCGGCGTTCCCCGACCCTTTATTCATCGACACAGAGGGCGGCACGAACAAGATGAACGTCTCGCGCTTCCCCAAGCCTACCAGCTGGGAGATGCTCAAAAGCGAGGTGAGGGAAGCGAAGCTCATGGGCTGCAAGACGCTTATCATCGACACCATCGACTGGGCGGAGCAGCTCTGCATCACGGCGGTGTGCGACGCTCACCAGAAGAAGGGTATCGAGGACTTCGGCTACGGCAAGGGATATGTGTTCGAGCGTGAGGAGTTCGGCAAGTTCCTTGATCTTCTGCAAGAGGTAGTTGACAGCGGCGTGAATGTGGTGCTGACGGCTCATGCAAAGATAACTAAGTTCGAGCAGCCAGACGAGCTGGGAGCATATGACCGCTGGGAGCTGAAGCTGGGGCAAAAGACAGGCTCGCAGATCTCACCGCTGGTAAAGGAATGGGCTGATATGGTGCTGTTCTGCAATTACAAGACCTACGCCGTAGCGGTGGACGACAAGGGCAAGAAGCTGAGAGCACAGGGTGGCGAGCGTGTCATGTACACCTCGCATCACCCCTGCTGGGACGCCAAGAACCGTGACGGTCTGCCGCCCGAGCTTCCGCTGGCGTGGGAGTCTTTATCGGGGCTGTTCGAGTGTGCGCCGAATGCGGTGCCCGAAAGGGCAGTTTCGCAGATCGTGACAACTCCGCCCCCGCAGCAGAGTACACCCGTGCCCGAACCTGCGCCCGCAGCAGCCCCCGCAGCAGCACCCGAGCCTATCGGTCAGGCGATTATCCCCGATGGCATTCCAAAGGCTCTCGCTGACCTTATGAGGGCGAACAACGTTGACGAGAAGGACATTCGCTTTGTTGTGGCACAGCGAGGATACTTCCCCGAGGATACGCCCATTGCTAACTATCCGCCCGACTTTGTCAACGGCGTGCTGATAGGCGCATGGGAACAGGTATACAAGATGGTGACGGAGCTCTGCGGAGTACCGTTTTGATTGAAAGGAGAAAATGATAATGGCATACGATAACAACAATTTTCAGAAGTTCGGCTGGGAAGACGAGATTAACGAAGAGGGCAGGGAATGGCAGCCGCTTCCCGAGGACGACTACGACTTTACGGTGGCAAAGATAGAGCGTGCCCGCTTTAACGGCTCCGAGAGGATGCAGCCCTGCAATATGGCAAAGGTGACGGTCACGGTATGGGGCGCAGAGGACAGCATCGACATCACCGAGAACCTTTTCCTCTGCAACAAGATGGAGTGGAAGCTGTCACAGTTCTTCCTCTCGATAGGTCTCAAAAAGCACGGCGAACCGCTGCGCATGAACTGGAATGCGGCTGTCGGCAAGCGTGGAAAATGCCGTGTGTACATAGACAAATACAAGAAGAAGGACGGCAGCGAGGGCACTTCCAACAAGATAAAGAAGTTCTATGCCTACGACGAGCAGGTTCAGACGGTACAGCCCGCCAATACTCCCGCAGCTTCGCCCACACCCGCAGCTGTCGGCTGGAAAGCCGGTGCGTTCTGATGGAGCTGAGACCTTATCAGCAGGAGGCTCTCGAAGCGGTACTGACCGAATGGAAGGAGAAGGACAGAACGCTTCTCGTCCTTCCCACAGGCTGCGGCAAGACGGTGGTATTCGCCAAGGTGACAGAGAACAGGGTGCGGCAGGGAAGCCGTGTTCTGATCCTCGCCCATCGTGGCGAGTTGTTGGATCAGGCGGCTGACAAGCTGTTTAACGTCACGGGGCTGAGATGCTCGGTGGAGAAAGCAGAGCAGAGCTGCCGTGACAGCTGGTACCGTGTGACGGTAGGTTCGGTGCAGACGCTCATGCGGGAGAGCAGACTCGGCACCTTTCCCGCCGACTACTTCGATACGATAATCATAGACGAGGCGCATCATGCCATATCAGAAAGCTATCAGACAATACTGAGGCACTTCGAGGGGGCAAAGGTACTTGGAGTAACGGCTACCCCCGACAGAGGGGATATGCGTGATCTCGGGCAGGTATTTGAGTCTCTCGCCTACGAGTACACGCTGCCGAAGGCGATCAAAGAGGGCTTTCTGTCGCCTATCAAGGCGGTGACGATACCTCTGCGGCTCGACCTGTCGGGTGTGTCTACTCAGGCAGGCGACTTCAAGGCTTCGGACATAGACACCGCCCTTGACCCCTATCTGTTCCAGATAGCCGACGAGATGACAAACTACTGCCGTGACCGCAAGACAGTTGTGTTCCTGCCGCTTATCAGTACTTCCCAAAAGTTCTGTGCTATCTTAAACGAGCGCGGCTTTTCGGCAGCAGAGGTCAACGGCAACTCCGAAGACCGCACCGAAGTGCTTGCCGATTTCGACAGCGGGAAGTACAACGTGCTGTGCAATTCAATGCTTCTTACGGAAGGCTGGGACTGTCCGTCGGTGGACTGCATCATAGTGCTGAGACCGACAAAGGTCAGGGGGCTCTACTGTCAGATGGTGGGGCGCGGGACAAGGCTCTGCGAGGGCAAAAAGGAACTGCTGCTGCTGGACTTCCTCTGGCACACCGAGCGCCACGAGCTTTGCAGACCTGCTCACCTTATATGCAGCACCCCCGAAGTGGCACAGAAGATGACCGAGAACCTTGCCGAACAGGCGGGCTGTGCGGTGGATATCGAGCAGGCGGAAAAGCAGGCGAACGAAGACGTAGTCGCTGAGCGTGAGCAGGCGCTGGCGGAGACCTTGAAGAAAATGCGAAAGCGGAAGCGTGCGCTGGTAGACCCGCTCCAGTACGAGATGTCGATAGGTGCGGAGGACTTGTCCGGCTACGTTCCCGCCTTCGGGTGGGAATGCGAAAAGCCTACGACAGCGCAGAAAAACCGTCTTGAAAAGCTGGGGCTTTTCCCCGACGAGATCGACAGCGCGGGCAAGGCACATATGCTGCTGGAGCGCATAGCTAAGCGCCGTGACGCAGGGCTCACCACGCCAAAGCAGATACGCCTGCTGGAACGCTACGGCTTCCTGCACGTCGGCGAGTGGAGCTTTGAGTGCGCATCTGCTATGATCTCACGCATAGCCGCAAACGGCTGGAAGGGCGCTCCCAGAGGAGTAGATCCTGCTACATACAGACCGTAATGAGAGGAGACGAGGAAATGACAGAGCTGACAGAGATACTCAAATATATACCGCCTGCCGAGCTTACCTATGAAGAATGGGTAGAGGTAGGCATGGCTCTGAAACACGAGGGTTATACCGCTGCCGACTGGGACAGCTGGAGCAGAGCAGACAGCCGTTATCAACCCGGGGAATGTGCTATCAAGTGGGAGAGCTTTAACGGCGCAGGAACGCCCGTGACCGCGGGGACTATCGTGCAGATGGCAAAGGACAGAGGGTTCGTGTTCGGCGGTGAGTTCAGAGAGCTGGACTGGGACGACGAGATACGCTACGAATCCGAGACGGAGCATTTCGACACAGGCGAGGGTATACCCATAGCCGAGCCTGCTGAGTGGGATCCGGTGAATGAGATACGCACATACCTTGAAACGCTGTTTGAAGCGGGGGAGAATGTGGGCTACGTCACCGAAACGTGGGAGTCTGAGCGTGAGGGAAAGCGCAAGTATCTCCCTACAAAAGGCTGCTGCGACAGAACGGCGGGAGAGCTTATAGCACTGCTCGGCGAGTGTAACGGCGACATCGGTTCTGTGTTCGGCGACTACCGGGAAGAAGCGGGGGCGTGGATACGATTCAATCCGCTGGACGGCAAGGGGGTCAAGAACGAGAACGTCACCGACTTCCGCTATGCGCTGGTAGAGTCGGACTGTATGCCGATAGAACGGCAGAACGCTGTTATCCGTGAGCTGGAGCTGCCTGTGGCGGTGCTGGTCTACTCGGGCGGCAAGAGCGTCCACGCAATAGTGCGTATTGACGCACCCAACTACGAGGAATACCGCAGGCGTGTGGACTATCTCTACAAGGTCTGCAAGGAGAACGGGCTGGACATCGACAAGCAGAACCGCAACCCCTCACGCCTCAGCCGTATGCCGGGCGTGATACGAGGCGGCAGAAAGCAGTTCATCATAGACCGCAACATCGGCATGGAGAGCTTCGAGCAGTGGCGGGACTACATCGAGAGCATAAACGACGACCTGCCCGACGAGGAGAGCCTTGCAAGCGTATGGGACGATCTCCCCGAGCTTGCACCGCCGCTGATAGACGGTGTGCTGCGTCAGGGTCACAAGATGCTAATAGCGGGTCCGTCAAAGGCGGGCAAGTCCTTTGCATTGATAGAGCTGTGCATAGCGCTTGCGGAGGGTAAGAGCTGGCTGGGCTTCGGCTGCGCTCAGGGGCGTGTGCTGTACGTCAATCTGGAGCTTGACCGTGCGTCATGCCTGCACCGCTTCAAGGACGTATATTCGGCACTGGGGCTGCCCCCCGACAATCTGAACAACATAGACATCTGGAACCTGCGAGGCAATTCCGCACCGCTTGACAAGCTCGCACCGAAGCTGATACGCCGTGCGGCTAAGAAGAACTACATCGCTGTAGTGATAGACCCCATCTATAAGATAATCACAGGCGACGAGAACAGTGCCGACCAGATGGCGCACTTCTGCAACCAGTTCGACTTGATCTGCACCGAGCTTGGCACGGCGGTGATCTATTGCCACCACCACTCAAAGGGCTATCAGGGCGGCAAGCGTTCTATGGACAGAGCCAGCGGCTCGGGAGTGTTCGCAAGAGACCCCGACGCACTTTTAGACCTCACCGAGCTTGAAGTGACAGAGCCGCTGATAAAGCAGCAGCAGGACAGACAGTTCTGCCGCATAGGTATGGACTGGCTAAAGCGGTTCATGGGTGATAACGCTATTGAACGTATCCTCCCGCAGGACGACAGATACAGCCCGCCTGCGGTGCAGGAGGCGGCACACAGGTTCCTGCCGGATAAGTCATACAAGCTGTTCATGCAGCAGGTGGAAGCCGAAAAGCAGACCCTTTCGGCACGCACGGCATGGCGCATAGAGGGCACGCTCAGAGAGTTCCCGCGCTTCAAGCCGCTGAACGTCTGGTTCGACTATCCCGTCCACCGCCCCGACACCGACGGCGTGCTTGCAGACTGCGAGCCTGAAGGGGACTTTGACCCACGCAGAAATCTCGGCAGGAAGAAGAGCAAAAAGGAATTGAAAAACGACCGCATATCTGCTATTGAGATAGCATTTGACGGCTGCGAAAATGATGGCGTAGCATCTATCAAAAACCTCGTGGAATCTACCGGTAAGAGTGATGATACTATCAGAAGATACCTGAAAGAACATGGTGGTTTCTGGGTCGAAAACGGCAAATGTGGAAGAAAAGCCACAGCCGCAAAAACGGAAAAATAAGAATTGTGCGGCTTGCGGAAATCAAAACGCAAAACCGAAAAATTACCGTTTTTGAGGATATTTTCCGCAAAACCGAATAATTACCGTTTTTGCGGTTGCCGCACGCAAAGTATTATTATCATAATAATTTTCTTGCGGCTATGCTGCGCCGCAAGAGAAAATTAATTTCAAATAATTCCGCGCGAGACGAGCGCAGAGAGGAGCGAGAACATGATACAATTTTTCATACCCATGAAGTCGCCGCCTACGGTGACGAGCCAGGAGAAGGGGCTTGACACCAGGAATGGCAGAAAGCGGATATACACAAAGTATGAGGTCAAAGCTGTGAAACAGATGTTCACAGAGCGACTGTCGGAATACGCACCTGCGGACCCTCTGCTCGGTGCTGTAAGGCTGACGACCAAGTGGCTCTACCCCGACCACAGCGGCAGACACCGCGACGGCGAGTACAAGATCACCAAGCCCGACACGGATAACACGGTTAAGCTGTTCAAGGACTGCATGACAGCAGTCGGATTCTGGAAAGATGACGCACAGGTGGCAAGCGAGCACATCGAGAAGTTCTGGGTGACGACAAGCCCCTCGGGGGTATATGTCAGGGTGGAGGAGCTGCCATGACAGCGTGGGAGATCAAGCGCAACCTGAACCGCCCCGTCCGCTTCACGAATCCCAGACTGTATTCCGAAGGCAGGGAGTACCTGCTGACGGGTGCCACCATCAGGCTGGGGGAACGCGGCTACTTCTATCAGGCGGAGCTCACCGACATGAACACGAAAAACAGCGTGATAATATGCAGGCTGGATGAGATCGAGGAGGCACACAAATGAACCCAAAACTTGACCCCTGCCCCTTCTGCGGGCGGGAAGACACACCGACACTGACGACGGCGAAGGAGCTGGAAATGTGCAGGAATAAGGAATGCACGCTGGACTATCGTGACTGCTACGCTGTCGCCGTAGTATGCGACTATAACAAGGGCGGCTGCGGAGGCTGCGGCGGGTACGGAAGCACCGAGCAGGAAGCGGTCGATAAGTGGAATGAGAGAGCTGAGAGAGCGGACGGAGGTGCAGACAATGCGTGAGATACTATTCAGAGCGAAAGCAATAAACCGAGAAGAAGGTAGAGAATACAGAACAAATTACATAAACGGCGATTGGGTGTATGGTCTGTTGTCTAAGCCTTATATCGAGGTAGGGGAATATAGTTCGGCAGCCGAAATGACTAATACAAGCGGGGTAAGTGGCATAGAAGTTGACCATGAGACGATAGGACAGTTCACCGGTCTGACCGATAAAAACGGCGTAAAGATATTTGAGGGGGATATTTTATCAAGCGACAGATATCCTTATACCAGTGACGGTAAGCGGAACTATTTTGCAGAGGTGGTATGGTTTGACAATTGCCCCGCATTTGGACTGTACACGTTCAAAGCCCCGAAATCCTCAGTTAGAGGAATATCCGAGGGGAGTGAGTTTATCGAGGACGATTTGTCGGACATGGAAATCATTGGCAACATATACGACAACCCCGAACTATTGGAGGGAGCAGCCAAAATGTCAGACGCACCACCGGAGCAGCTTGGGCTTGCTCCGGCGACGTGAAGGAGTGATAGAAGTGCCTAACTACAACATCTGCAAGACCTGCGGCACGATATTCGAGACCGAGCGCGGCTACCGCGACTTCTGCGACAGCTGCCGGGTGCCATACAAAAAGCCCGAGGTGCTGCCTAAGCCGCAGCTCAAATATAAGCCCCGCAAGTGCAAGTTCTGCGGGGCGGTGATAAAGCAGCCTAAGAAAGCTCAGCGCGTCTGCGATGAATGCAGGACGCCTGCTAAGCGCAAGTCGAATGCCGAGCGGTTCAGAGCGATACAGCAAAGGGTCGCAGAGGCTCAGCGCAAAGCTCAGCCGCAAAAGCCCGCACTCACTATCGAGGAGGTGAACCGCATGGCACTGAGCATGGGGCTCACATACGGACAGTTCATGGCAAAATACGGAGGGTAGATATGAAACTCACAGACCTCAAAAAATACCGCCGCCGCACTCGCCAGCTTGCTGAGGTGGAGGCAGAGCTTAGGCGGCAGAGCGTCACTGTGGCGGTGGAGGGCAGCAGGGGCGCACCGGGATTCGAGCTCACCACCCGACAGGTCGAGGGCTACCCACACACCGAACGGGTCTGCCAGCTGATGTCGCAGCGGCGGTGGCTCAGGGAGTTCCTGCGGCAGGCGGAGGACTTCATCTTCGGCATCGAGGACGAGCGGGTGTGCGAGGCGCTGATACTCTACTGCATGGACGAGCGCATCTACTCCGAGGTGGCAGCCCGCCGTCAGCCCCGCAGTGATACTCCCGCCCGCGTCACCTGGGAGGACGTAGCTTTGAAGATGGACGAGCCCAGCGGTGCGGCGATCAAGATGGCGGTGATGAGATATTTTAGTAAAACTGCACAATAAACAAGGGGTGCGCATCGTCACAATGCGGGGTTGATGTTACGTTTGGGGTGTGGTATAATTATACTGGAGATAGAATACACGGACGAAAAATACCTCCTGTTTTATTTGAGACAGACCCTTGCACGGCATAGCAAGGGTCTTGTTTGTTGCTTGAGTATGTTCAAAAAATTAACGGTTCACATTTGATTAATATATTTTTGACCCGATAGGGGGGAGGGGGACCCTTGCGAAGTCCCCTTTGTAC